GGTCAGGTGCGGAACGCAGCGGAATTTGTGAATGTCACCCCGGCAGACCAGCCACCAGGGCAGGGCACTTTTTATCTGCAGTCGCCGGTCTGCCTCACTCAGCCAGGGCAGACCACCGGGATGACTGTGAACCAGCGCCACAATCTCACCCTGCATCTCCGCCCGCAGCCAGTCTTCCGGGGCAATACGAAAATACGCCTCCGGCGCTGCGGAGATATTCACACAGGGCAGGTACCGCTCGCCCTCCGTCGTGGTTATCACGAAGCCGCACGACTCCGCAGGCGCACACCGCCGGGTATGCGCCAGAATCGCTGATTCAGTCTGTGTCATAAACCGGGATTTACTGCGAAAGTTTATTAATGGAAAGGAAACCGCCAAAATTGCCGACATTCCTGCGCAGTTCACACCCGCGCATGCACTTGCTGCATCTGTCCTTACGGATATCGGTGGTGGGTTTATCGAACTCATCCGCCACCGCCCCGCCCGTGTAACCACACTCATCAGAGCGGTAGGTCCACATACAGGTGTTCGCCAGCATGATGCGGCCGGGAAACAACGCACCGTCCGTCTCCGTCGGTGTCGCCAGCACAAACGAGGCCGTCATGGCTGTGAGCTGCGACATCTGCTCCACCACCCAGCGGTCCGTCAGCTCCTGCTCCGGGTCAGCCTCCGGATTGCCTGCCACAAAATTCACCGCATCCAGAAAACGCGCATACACCCGGCGACGAACCACCGTGGCCCCCACCAGGCTCTGCAAATCCTCCGCCATCCCGGTAACCAGCCCGAACAGATTCGACACCGTCAGTGACGGGCGGGCACTGCTCCCTTTCCCGTTCATCTCAAAGCCGCTGCCGTCAATCGGGTATGCCTGGTACTTCCGCCCCTGCCAGGTGACCGGCTCCCCTTTTTCATTCAGCTCATTACAGAAAAAATACCGCTCACCACCCTGCACCGTCAGGTCAATTTCCCAGAGTACCACCCGCGGTGACTGCTCTGATTTAACCGACTCATTCAGGCTTTCTTCGTTGATCTCCTGCATAAACATCCACCCATAAAAAAAGGGGCGCAATGCGCCCCTGATAAAATAGTTCAATTAAAAAATCAAAAACGATGAAGGTAATAAAATGAAAATTAAATCAGCTAATAGCTGATCGCAGTGACCAGTGGAAATATAACTTCCACTGATACAGGCCATCTGTGAGGGCAGATGGCCTGTATTTATTTACCAGTAATCATCAGAACTGATAAGTCATACCAACAGCAACAATATCATCCGTTGCAATGCCCGCATCCCTGGTAAACTTATTCTCATCAACCAGATTGATTTTATAATCAACATAGGTGGACATATTTTTATTGAAGTAATATTTCGCACCTACGTCAACATACTTAACCAAATCCTGGTCACCATAGTTTTTACCACCTACAATGACATCCTGAGCTCGAGACTGCAGGAATGCCAGAGATGGACGCAGACCGAAATCAAACTGATACTGCAGTACCGCTTCAAAGTTTTGCGCTTTATCTGCAACTCCTTTATCACCAAAGGTCGTCAGATTCTGAGTTTCGGAATATGTTGTAGCCAGGTAAAGGTTGTCAGCATCGTATTTTAGTCCGACTCCCCACATCTCAGCGTGTTTACCTTTTGCAACACTACCGGAATCAACAACGATCTGCTTTTCAGTCACTTTACCGGTTAAAGGATCAGTTTGTTCAATCGTCAGAGTACCATTCAGACCTTTTTCCTGATTATTGGTTCGGTCCGCATTAATATATGCGGCAACGATACCAAAACCTTCATATTCATAACTGGCTGAGAAACCGTGACCATCACCATTAGCTTTCCGGAGATCACCCCGATCATTTTTACCCTGGTACTGTGCCGCAAAATTCAGGCCATCGACAAGCCCAAAGAAATCTGTATTACGATAGGTTAATACCCCGGAAGTACGGGCTGTCATGAAGTTATCGGTCTGGGTCCAGCCATCACCGCCAAACTCTGGTAATACGTCAGTATAAGAACCAACATCGTACGCAATACCATAGTTACGACCATAATCAATGGTGCCAAACTCACCAAACTTCAGACCTGCAAATGCAAGACGGGTTTTATTACCCGCAGCACCCTCTGATTCAGCTTTATTACCAGAGAACTGATATTCCCACTGACCAAAACCAGTCAACTGGTCATTAATCTGAGTTTCACCTTTAAAGCCCAGACGTGCGTATGTCTTATCTCCATCATCCCCCTTATCACTGGAGAAATAATGGAGTGCAGTTGCACGCCCATACACATCAAGTTTATTGCCATCTTTATTGTATACTTCTGCAGCCTGCGCCCCCGCTGCAAAAATTACAGCTGCTGCCACAGCTGAAAGTGCCACTGTCATTTTTTTCATGATTTAATCCTTATTTAAACTGAACTATTCATGCATAGAGATGTCATGAACAAAACTCAAAATATTGTAAATTAAATTACGGGTTCAATTTTTATTTTGTTTCAAAATGTAAAAAAACAACTTTGATAGCACTTTATGTCAAGACAAAACAAAAATAACAAGCAAGCAAATTAATAAACGATGCTTTTAGGTTTTTTCTCAAAAACTTATCTTATTACCTGTTCCATCATACAACTGAAATCGCTGTACCTGGCGTTATCCGTAATACTCCACTCCCGGCACACCACCCTGACCGTCCGGTTATGTTTCGGGGGTTTCCACAAAAAGGCACGGTAACCACCATGCCACGATAAAAATTCATCCAGCCAGCGCCGGGTCGCCTCATCCGTCACCCGGAACACTGCCTGAAATGTCTTCAGTCGGGCATTCAGTCCCGTCGGTCGGCGCTGTTCATAACCGTCACCAAACCGGACCCTCACCACCGACGGTTTCTCACTCACCTGCATCCCTTCACGCGGGACCAGATGCAGCGTTTTTATCTCAGCCACTCAGCATTCCTCCGTCTCGTCGCATGGACAGCATCACCGCCTGCACCCGCTGGTCAATCAACTGAACAAGGCTGCCTGCCGCCTCCGGCCCTATCTGACCGTTGGCCCCGTCATTCTGAATGGCGATGTGGTAGACCGGGGAATACACCAGACCCGCACTCCCGTTCATACTGCCCACCGCGCGTACGCCCAGCGAGCCATCCGCCGCCCGGGTCAGGGGCATAATGGCTTCAGGTCCGGCTTCCCCCATCAGCCCGGCCCCTTTTGCAAAGGCAAAGTACGTGGGCGTATCCACAATACTGTTGCTGTACGCGCTCAGGTTTGCCGAGGTATACACGCCGCCTTTTGCATTGGCCACCGCACCGCCCAGCCAGTCACCAATGCTGCCAATAAATCCTCCCGCACCGGACATACCGTTTGCCGCCGTCTTAATTCCGTTGACAATGGCCGCATTCATAAGAACTTTTGATATTTCCTGCAGTACGGATGAGGCCCAGTTGCGCCATTCCACTTTGTTTCCGTTCAGCATCTCCGTGATGTTATTCACCAGTCCTGAAATCCCCTCCGTTGCCAGCTGTGCTGCCTGAGAGGCGTAATCGGATGCATTGTCCACCCAGTTACTGAGCCCCTCCTGCAAGCCTTTCTGCCAGTCCGCACGCTGCGCATCCGATTCGGTATAAAAGGCTGCCTGGTCCTTAAGGCGTTCGCTCAGATACTGCGCGTTCTGTGCCCGTGCCTGTCTGTAAAAATCCTCACTGATATCCCCGGTCTGATACTGAGACTGAAGGTCCGCATCCTTCTGGCGGAAGCTGTCGCGGATCTGCTGCAACTCCCGCATGCGTTCCCTGGCTCGTTCTCCCTGCCCGTACCCCAGCAGTTCGGCTTCATTTGATGCACGCGCAGCCACATTATCATTCTTCAGGGTCTCTTCCCGGGATCGCAACTGTTCCCGGATTTTTTGCTGGTCAATCAGGGCCGCGTTACGCAGCAGTTCCTGCTTCTGCATCTCCGTCAGGGTTTTCAGTTCGCCCTGCGCAGTCTGGTACTTCAGCTTCGCCAGCTCTGTATTCTGACCCGCCAGTGCCAGTTGCTCTTTCTGCTGCTTCAGTAGCCGGGAGAAACTGTCTTCCGCTTTTTCCGTCTCTGATTTTCCACCCCGGGATTTAGGTTTGTTCGCCTCGTTATTACGCCAGGCTTCCAGAGCATTACTGATATAACGCTGTCTCGACTCCTGATACGAATCCCCCACAAAACCGAGGTCATCCGCCGCATACCCCAGCCGGGCACGCTCTTTTTCCTCCCCCTTCAGTCGGGACAGGGCCAGCTCACGCTCTGTTTTTGTCAGGGCACTCTGCTGTTTATCATCCAGGGTGGCCTGTGGCAGCCGTAACGGTACATTCACCAGTCCCTGACGCTGCTGAAGCAGTTCATTCCCCAGCCCCAGCAGACGGTTGAATTCCGTATGCTGAACATTCATCTGCAGCAATGCCTGGTATGCTCTGTTCTGCTCTGCTGCCTCCTCGCGTATCCTCGCCACACGGTTGTATTCCAGTGACGCCAGAGCTTCCTGTACAGACTTCGCCTTTTCCTGCATCTGTGTCAGTCGTGACTGTTCAACCGCCAGTTTGCCAGTTGCCTCCGCAAGGCCGTGGGTTATAATCTCCACACCTGAACCACCCTGTGGATTTTCCTGCAGCCAGCGCTGATAGTCAGCAATCTGTGTTTTCAGTCCCCGGACTTTACTTTCCTGCTCAGCAATCAGACGATTCTGCTCTTCCAGTGCCTCGCGGGTTTTACCCTCATTATCAGCCAGTTCCGGAAGGGTCATTCCCGGTACCTTTGCCCGGATTTCATCAATCGTCGATGCATACTGACGGGCGGACTCCCTGGCCTGTTCCTGATTCTGGTACACCGTGTACCAGGCACCGGCTCCCAGCATCAGTAAACCGGGTATCCCGCCGACAAGCGAAAGCAGGGATGCCGCGCCACTTTTCAGCATTCCCGTAACCGACGTGGCATTCTCCAGCGCCTTCCCCGAGGCCGCCACCGCCTGATTCGACTGTACCAGTGCGGCATTGGCCACAATCATGGCCCGGCGTTTTGCGACGGCATTCTGTGTGGCCAGCGCCTCCGCACTGCTATTTCTGGCCAGTGCAAGTTCAGCCTGTGCCAGTTGCCAGGCACGTTCTGCCGCCAGCGCGTCAGCTGCCGCCTTACGCTGCACCTGAACAGCCGCATCTGCCTGTGCGGCTGCAAGGGCAACCGTCCCGGACTTCGCCGCGATCAGCTCTGTGGTGGCCTTTCCCACGCCTGCGGCCATATTGCCAAAGTACCGGGCCACCCCGACGGCAACCAGCGCCCCCGCGGCTGTTGCCACATTATCAATATTACCGGCAACACCGTTCAGCACGCCGGAGAGCGTTTTCGTCGCTCCGCTGGCTTCATTCGCGCCACCCGCCCAGGCCATAAAGGCGTTTTCCACCTTTGTGATCCCGTCAGAGACCGTTTCCGGCATGGCGGCATATTCATCACGCAATACCCCCAACTGGCTGATTAACGCAGGAACGACTTTATCCGCCGTCAGTTTGCCGTCGTCCGCCATCGCCTTAAGGTCTTTA